TGGATGATTATAACGATGGCATCCTTGCCGCTCTAGGTTTAGATTTTTTTGATCCGGTAGAGATTACGACTAATCAACCTGGTAACTCGACCCTCCAACAGACTCTCCAAGTGTTTGGCGTTATCCATCGCGTTACGCCTAACTCATGGAAAACGACATTTACAACACTAGAGCCGATTATCGACGGCTTTATATTAGACTCATCACTATATGGAGTGCTCGATACCTCCGTATTAGCATACTAAGGAGCAAGAGATGGCAGCTGGTCAAGGTTTTAAGACCTTTACAACCGGTGAGGTATTAACGGCCGGTGACGTAAACGGCTACCTCATGCAAGGCATTAACGTATTTACAAACGCTACCGCTCGAGATGCGGCTATTACCGCACCGGCCGAGGGACAATTTGCATTTACAAAAGATAATAACTCGCTTTGGTATTACGACGGTGCAGCGTGGGTAGCCTCAGGAGCTACCGGCGATATTGAGGGAGTAACCGCGGGTACGGGTTTAACCGGTGGAGGTACATCCGGCACGGTTACTCTTGCTTTTGACCAAGCTAATTACGGCGGTGGTCAATATGCAGCAGGTAAAAATAAAGTCATTAACGGAGATTTTAATATTTGGCAACGCGGTACAACTTTTACAAATCCGGCAGGTGACTCATATAGTGCTGATCGCTATATGATCGATTACGGTACGGCAGCTCCTACAAGTAACTCAATTACGCGCCAAACATTTACACCAGGAGCCGCTCCCGTAGCAGGTTACGAGGGAGCCTATTTCTTTCGCTCTACCTTAACTACCGTCGGATCTACCTCTAGACTATCAATATCTCAAAAAATAGAAAATGTACAAACTTTCGCCGGTCAAACCGTTACATTGTCATTTTGGGCTAAAGCAGACTCCGCTCGTACTTTGGCCGGATTTATTCAACAAAACTTTGGATCCGGAGGATCGGCAACCGTATCTACGGCAATAACTAGCCAATCTATTACAACCTCTTGGACACGTTTTAGTATTCAAGTAAGCGTACCAAGTATCTCAGGTAAAACTATTGGTACATCTTCATTTTTAACTATTAGATTAGATCAGGCCGTGGCCGCGGGCTCCGTTTTAGAATTATGGGGCTTACAACTAGAGGCAGGATCTACGGCTACGCCTTTCCAAACGGCTACGGGAAATATTCAAGGCGAGTTAGCTTTATGTCAGCGTTATTATCAAGCTTTAGGAGGACAATCTATTGGAGTTTTCGAGGCGGCTAACTCTTACGATGGTCTTTGGTCCTTGCTAACTGCGATGCGTACTACGCCGAGTATTTCTTATACAGGAACTATTACTGGTTACGGTGTTGCTAGTGGTAATAACCCGGTTACAGCGGTATCTCTAAAAAGTGGTAATACCGTTAATCAATTAGTTATAGCGTGTACTGGTCCTACTGGTGGAGCGGGTACAGGTACTTTTACATCAGGTACAGGATCTATTTTGGCGAGTGCGGAGTTATAAAATGGAATACACATACACAGAAATCTTCGATAAAGACGGAGTTTTACAATGCATTAATAGATCCGATGGATGGTCTATACCTATAGATTTTGCTAACTCCGACTATCAACGCTACCTAAATCGAGATAACCCCGATTATGGAAACAAGCTATAACGGCTACCCGGCCTCTAAAGATCCGGCCGAGATAAAAATAAAGTCCTACCGTGTACGCGGTACGGATCGTCAGCTAAGGTGTGCCGAGAGTGTTGGGCCTCTCTTGGCCGCCTTTGCTGCCGAGTTTCACGAGCTAATCGAGCCGATCGATGAGGGCATGTTTGACGATTGGGCTTATGCGTACAGGATGGTAAGAGGTAATCCGACAAAACTCTCATGCCACTCATCCGGGACGGCTATCGATCTAAATGCTACTAAGCATCCTCTAGGCAAGTACGACACTTTCCCGGCTGAAAAAGTACCCATGATCCGAGCGCTCGCTAAAAAGTACGGCCTCAAGTGGGGCGGAGACTTTAAGAGTAGGCCGGACGATATGCACTTTGAGGTAGAGATATCAGCTGCAAAAGCAAAAGAATTAATTACAAAGTTAGGATTACAAGATGCCAAGTAGTGCACAAGTCTCAGTAGGTACGACGGCTACGCTATTAGTAGCCGCTACGGCTTTTGATCAAACCGCATATTTACATAACCTTGCCGGCGGTGGCGGTGGCGGTGGCGGTGGTAGTAATCCGGTTTTTATCGGTGCAGCTAACGTAACTACATCTAACGGCTATAAATTAAATAGCGGCTCATCTCTTACCTTAATGGTGGGAGATCACGAGGCTCTATACGCTATATGTGCTAGTGGTACGGTCGATGTATCCGTACTCGTACAGGTCAATTAAAGGGCATTACAGGAGCTAGACAAATGAAAGAGCAAGCAATAGCAGCGGCAAAATCGTACGGACGTGCAGCTTTGGCATCCGTAGCGGCTTTGTATATGTCCGGTATCTCGGATCCTAAAGTATTAGCTAACGCGTTTATCGCTGGGCTAATCGGACCATTACTAAAGGCTTTGCAACCGTCGGAGAAGCAATTAGGCGTAGGCGCTAAGTAATGGAGCAAGCTCAGCTCGTAGTCGGTATAGCTTTGGGGAGCTTTACTATTTTGGGGCTGGGAGCTGGGCTTATCCGACACTTTGTAAAGTTTTATTTAGCCGAGTTAAAGCCGGACGGCAACGGCGGGCACAACCTAGCCGGGCGAGTTGAGCGTATCGAGAAGCGTGTAGACCGTATCTACGAGCTATTAATCGAGGATCGACTAGCCAAGTAGCGACACGCCAAAAGGCTATACGCTTTGTATTCTGACATTTAGCCCTCATACTGATACTACAAACGCTGAGAGGGCTACTCGGTTGAGTAGCTTAATCGGCCTTAACAAAGGGCTAAGTAAATGAATAGTTTAGATATATTAATAGGGCTTTTTGCCGTAGGCATGGGCTTTATGTTTATGGTTATTGGATACTCGATCGGATGGCGACAAGGCCACGGCGAGGGCTTTGTACGTGGTCGCGCTATTGCTCACGCGCTACGCGATAAGGAGCTAATCTAATGGGATTTTTAGATAACTACGAGGACGTAAACGCACGCATTAAGCGCTTTAGAGCTGAGTTTCCATCCGGGCGCTTAGTCGCTCATATTGAGCATATAGACATCATCGCCGGCACCGTGTTAGTTAAAGCTGAGGCCTACCGTGAGTATGAGGATGAAAAGCCTAGCGCCGTAGACTATGCGTTTGGCAACGTATCGACCTATCCAAACAATATGAAAAAATGGTTTATCGAGGATACGATCACGAGCAGCTATGGAAGGTGCATCGGCCTATTAACTCCAAGTCTAGAGTTTAACTCGAGGCCTACAGTACAAGATATGCAAAAGGTCGAGACACTACCGGCAGACTCGGACCCGTGGAGCACTAAGGCCTCTATCGAGGATATGGCCACAATGGCGAGCTCTATCCTCGAGATCGGTAAAAGCCTTGGCGGTGAGCTAGTAGCCGAAGCGCCTCGATGTGCTCATGGCACGATGATATGGGCCGAAGGTACGGCTAAAGCTACGGGTAAGCCGTGGGCGGCGTACAAGTGCACCGAAAAGGTACGAGCTAATCAATGTAACCCATATTGGCACGTACTCGGGTCTGATGGAAAATGGAAGCCTCAAGTATGACAAAGCAAGGCCTCATAAAGGCTCTAGTAATGCTTGAGGTTTTACTCGTAATCATTTTGGGCGTGATCCTATGGGCGAGATAACCTTTATAAAAAACGGACTAGCTACGACCATACACGACGACGGATCTACAAGCTCTCGGCCTATGGATCAATGCGATCAATGCGGCGAGTGGGTCAATAGTTACGGCGGACTTAAGATCCGGGACGTAGGACAAGAGGTCGTAATATGGTTGTGTGCAGAGTGTCGCGCGTAGCTAAAGTCGTACTCGATCGGTCGCAGGAGATTACCGCTCATCGAGTAGGGCTAGAGCGCACGATTACGCGTAATGCTGAAATACAAGATGCGAGTAATTTTGGCCAAGTCTATAAAAACTGGCACGAGCTAGTATGGCAAGAGTCCGAGGCCGCAGCTGCAGAGATCGCCGTAGCTAATTACTTTGGCGATTACGGGTTTATACCCTCGATCGATAACGCTCACGATACGGCAGATGTAGGCGAAAATATCGAGGTTAAATGGACCAAACACACTAACGGCCATTTAATCCTACAAAATCGAGGGCCGGGCAGACCTACGGACGTAGCTATATTAGTTACAGGGTTTAGCCCGGTTTATCACTTATTAGGATGGATGCCGGTACATATGGCCAAGCAACCTCGATACAAGCATCCACACCAAAATAATTATTGGGTGCCACGATCGAGCTTATTCGAGATGCAATATCTAAAGAGGTCTAACTATGGCGACATATAAAACTAAGTGCCGGCTATGCGCTCGCATTACTGAGCATATAGAGCGCGTAGTAACGGATAATCTGCCGCCTTACGTTAAATCCTTACAATGCGTTAAGTGCGGGGTAATGGGTATAGTCATGATGGAGGACGTTAAAGATGCCTAGTTACGAGTATGAGTGTATTAGCTGCAATATTCGCTATGAGGTCATAGAAAAGATGGCCGAGCATACGGCCCCGTATTGCTGCAACCTTGCTATGAGGCAGATATATCACGCGCCGGGTATCAGCTTTAAGGGTACGGGATGGGGGCATCAATGAGAGACGATGAAAAAGCTCTATTAAAGGCCTTTAGTAACTCGAAAGATCAATATCCAAGAATTAGAGATATTGCTCATATATTAGAAATGCCACCTAAAAGACTTTACTATTTAGTGTGTAAATGGAGCTCTAAAGGTTATTACGAGTGGGGCGTAGTGCACGATTTAGGCTGGCTTACTGATAAGGGTAAGGCGTGGGCTACAGAGTTAGGCGTTAAACGATGATAAATAGTTATCCACATAAGTTATACACAGGTGTTAATAGCCTGTGGGACACGCTCAAGATTACGCTCATGCTTGACGGGTATTTGACTAGGCGACTACGCTCCATGCTAGCTGGCGAGCCGCTACCGCGGATAGCTCGCGGGCTATGCACGGTGCTATTGGCCGCGCTATTTGTATTT